CAATACGACAGCTATCGCAACTAGATACTACATCTCTAATAACACCAACAATCACTTCTTGCCTTTGTTCTGTTTCTATAATCTTTTCAGCCATTTCGTGGTTATCTAACATACCTGCTTTTTGCAGCATATCAATCTGTTTTTGTTGAACATCTGAAATAAGTTTTAGTGCTGCAGTTTTTTGTGAAAGTTGATTGGTATTTCCAGCCTCATTCACAACATCCCAAGCTTCTTTAATTAGCATTGAGTAGTGTTGGTCTGCCCCAACTAGAGCCTCACGAGCACGAAGTTGTACCTGCTTATCGCTTCTTACAACCATACGCCATTCTTCTAGATAGTCAATGACATCTACACGCCTCATTTCTAGGGCTTTAGCGATGATTGTGGGGTTAGTATTACCCTTGAGAAACTCTTCTGCAACCTTGTTGATGTTTTCCCAACGGTCTACTAATTCTATTTCAGACATTTTCTTTCTTTGCTCTTTTCTTCTTAGGCTTAATTATACCCTTTAAATCGTATACATAAAAGGATCTATAGCCTGTTGGACCAAGAACATCAACCCATTCCATACCTGAGTCTATATTTTTAACATACTTTTGGAACTTAAACTGACCACGAACATTCTTAATCTTAACTAATGTCCCAGGCGTGATTAAATCTTTGCCGTGTATATATTCATGCTTAACGTCCCAAAGTGGGTTATATTTGATCTGTGTGGTTTTTTTAGCCATTTAGCGGTATCCACCAGATGTTGGAGCCCATACAGCAACATTGCCAATAGTCCAACTTCTAGTTATAATATTTCCACAATCTTCACAAGTTTGGTGGTCTCTATCATCAACCTTTACATTGCTTCTATCGATAGTCTTATCGCATTCTAAGCAAGTATACTCATAAGTTGGCATCGTATTTACCCTCTAGTCTGTTAATCTCATCATTGATATAAAAGATAGCTTTCTGCAAGTCTTCAATCTGTCTTAAGTCATCCTTAATACCTGCTCTCCACAGATACTTAAAGGCATTACCAATGTTAAAGTTTCTGTGACGGGTAATCTCAATACACTCAACACCCGATGCATCAGAAGTATAATGTCTTGGGTGGTTTACCTGATCTACTTCAATATGAAACTTTTCATACTCCGTGTATTCGTGCATTTAACTCTCCATTTATCTTTTTAAGTCTAGGTACGGCATATTTTTCAATAACTTCTTCCCAGTTCCATTTTCTATGAACCTTAAAAGAATCTAGCCAAGCATCCTCAAAAGCCTGTTCATAATTATCATATACCTGTCTCATATTATATCGTATAGAATCAATTCTAGCAACATATATTTCACCCAAATATGTTTCTTTTAGGTACTTTGGTAAATCATTTGGCACTGGTAGTAGATCACTATCAATCTTATATTTAATATTATCTTTGTATTCCGCCCACTCCCAAGTTGAAATAACTGGCATACCACTAGCCATAGCTTCAAGTGGCATCATTCCAAAGCCCTCTCCCCAAGAAGGAAAAACTAGACAATGTGTGTTATGAAGTATCTTTAAATACTCATTGGCAGTTGTAGACTTAGTTATAGTTTTAATATTTTTATGAATTTTTTGTGGCTCTACCATATTTCCTTCTGAATCTGGAACAAGAATTGTATGACCCTCATCATAACACTTTATTAAAAGCAAGACATCATCGTTGCCTTCAAACTCTTTAAGGAAAGCATCTACGGTAGCCTGTCCACCCTTTCTCATATATGGTTCTCCCAAGTGCAAGAAGATAAACTTGTTATCCTGTAGTCTTCTTTTTGCAGGAACAAAGCTTCCAGATACACCGTGTGGTGCAACATAAACTTCTTTGTTTACCTTTTTCCTAAAAACATCTGCTACCCAACTTGATGGTGTCCAGATTTCATCTGCCTTATTTAAACACTCTGCCCAGTAGTCAGATATCTCTGTAGTTTCATGACAGCTATACATAATGTTATATTGTCCACTAAACATAATGTTATGTTTTGGTTGAGCATATGATAAGTTTATACCCCTATGATCCAAATCAAATGTTGTAACTTTAAAATTAAACTTTTCTAAGTTTGTCCAAATGTTTTTTGCAGCAGTTGGATATCCCATATCTTGTTTTGAAAAATCTGGATTTAAAGTTACACCAGAAAGATTAATTCTTATCTCTTCTTCCACGTTCTCTGACTCCTAATTAAATCAAACTCTACAAGATATCTATAAATAGTTTGATGGCTTGTTGCACATTCCTTTGAAATTTCTTCAATAGTCTTTCTATCAATAAGATATCTCTTTGTTAACCAAGTTTTACTTTTATATAGCTTACTCATTATCTCTCCGTCATATTCTTATATGCATAATAGGCAATACCACAAGCATCGCCAACATCATTGTCTTCAATATCTGTTCCAAAAGTTGTATTAAAAAAGTCCATAGTTTTTTGCTTTCTTCTATTTCTCATTTCACCTTTATACCAACTTACAGACTTTCCTGGAATCTCATTTTCCAATGCTAACTTATCTGCCTTAGTTGGATTTTTATTTCCAATAAATGCTTGCCATTGGATAGGTGCAATAGAAACTGTCTTAACGCCTGGCTTTAGCAACACAGAAAGTGCTGCACCAACTATCATTGCAATCTTTAAACCTGCATCAGCAGACTTAACCATAATTGCTGACTCAATAGCCACATAGTCTGGCTTTAGAAACTCCGATGCAATCCTTGTTTTCTTTCCTGCATCTGCAACTTTTTCATAAATGTCCATTCCCTCTAAAGGAAACTTTCCATATCTAACGGGAACACCATTTTCAAATAAGCAAAAGGCAATAGATCCAGTAGAGGCATCAATACCTAAGACTTTACCTGCTTTTGGCTTTGCCAAGCTTGCTAATGACATCTTGTATGTTTCCTTTCGCTATGTTTGCCTTATTTTTTCTTTCAAGTTCTTGACACATTGTACACTTAGTATCTGAATTATATCTGCTTAATTGGTTTTTGCAATTAGCACATAGTCTTTCTGCACCTGCCAAACGCTGCTTCTTAATATAATACTTCTGCATAATCTTTTTATTAGTAGCAAGCCTACAACATTCTTTAGAACAATACTTTTGATTATGTGTTTTAAAGTTAAAGGGTTGCTTGCACTGTACGCAATCTTTCACAAAGACCTAACTTCTAGTGGCTCAATCTTTGTGCGACCATCTGGCATTGACCAACAAGCCAGCTTAATCGGACAATAATTACAGTTGCTACTTTTTTCAGTAAATGGTCTTTTAATGTTTTTCTTTTCTTCCCAAGCCTTATATACTTCACGCATCCAGTCAAAGATGTAGTTTGCATACTTTTCATTTTCTTCAGACATTACGATAGGGATACAGGCAAGCTCGTGGCTATTTTTATTTTCATAAAGGAAAAAACCTTCCTTCATATCCATAGCCTTCATATAAATCAATAACTGAACAACGTGACTATCTGCACCAGTAGAAGTATCTTTACGAATATCAAAACCTTCGGACTTAACTGTTTTGATTTCACCAACGATCTCTTCACCGTCAATCTCAATAATTGCATCTGCAAAACCACGAATAGGTGGGTCTATTACTTTTACTTCACGTTCAAGCTCTACAAGCTTTCCATACTCAACCTTGCCCATAGCAGACTGAATACGATCATGTGCCTGTGTACCTGCATTCATTGCAGCCATACCTTGAGCATTAAAACTATTCTTAAAATCTACACCACTAAATGCAAGGTTCCAATATCTTGGACACTTGCCATAACCATAACCAACGGTAGATGGTGAAAATGTTTTCTTTGTTGTAAACTGAATACCATTTTTACCTGCTAGATATGCCTTACCCAATGCAAGACGATATTTTTTTGCATCTAACTTTGTATCTCTTGGTTTTGTTACTAGACTTCCTATTAAATTTTTAGCCATTCTATGCTCCTAAGTTGTATCGTGCAAGATACTTTAAGGCATCTACGATTTTATCTATTGATTCTTTCATTGTATAGTATACATTCTTTTTTGTGTTGTTTACACTTCCTGATGGACCTTTTGCAATCGTTGTATAATAGGTTGCAAGAATAGCAAACTTAGCAGACATTGCTTGTAGTTTTCCAATTAAGGCTACTGCTTGAACAGATGGAATATCTGGCTTCATCATAATCTTTACAATCAATGCCAGTGCTTCATCAAGTTCTGGATCTGCCATAAACTCATGCAGATCATTAAACTCTGTTACTTGACTAATAAACTCAAGTGTTGATTCCATTTGCTCTCTCCATTAAATCTTCTAGGGCAGCCCATTCAATGACTGCTAATCTTATCTTTTGTGTTTCCCCAATAGCCAGTAGTAAAGCAGGATATTTTGTTTTATCGGTTCTGAGGGTGTCTGTGACGATCTTAGCCCATACATCTTGGTTAAGAGTAAAGCTTTTACCTGCTTCTTTTACATCTACAATAAACTCATCTGTATTACCGTCACCCTTATAATATTGACCACGACCAGAGTTTTTATGTGCCTTTGCACCAATACGTTTTAACTCTGCTGCTTCACTCAAATTGTCGCCTCATTATTATGTCCATCATTGCAGGTATATGTCAGGGTCATTGTATCTTCATTTAAGAGAGCCTCTTTAACTGGTACAAGACACTCTTGACAAATAAATGTACCACCAACAGTATTTAACTCTTCCTCTGGTTCTTCCTGCTTTGGATTAGTATTTATAAAATCATTTGGATTTATCATAGTTTTGAATACACCATACTTTCTAAAGTGTCAAACACTTCTTTATTTTCTCTAACATATTCTACCACTTTTGCTCGTCCTTGTAAACGCTGTTCTAGAACTGTATACCAAGCACCGCCACGCTCAATGATTCCCATAAGCTCTGCTGTATCAACAAGGTCAGCGATGGTGTCTACACCAACGTGATCTCCTTGGAAGTAGAAGTCATATGATCCACCAATAAACTGT